ATTATCCAGGTGCTGAGACGAGGAAAGATGATACGTAGATACGGGCGGAATAAGGTCAGAGAGTATGTTGGTACATATACTGGAACATTTCCAGTCGATCTTAAAACTAAGATGGATACGAACCGCAGAGTAAATATTTATACTTTTGGGGGAAGTAAGAGCTCTGATGATATTCTCTTGGACCGGACCACACTTACCCGTTACGAATTAGTCTTTGTTAAGTTCTTAGCATCTGGCTTGAGTCCGCAAGAAGCCTATATGAAAGCATATCCGACTAATAATCCTAATTATGCTCATATTAAATCCGTACAATTACTAAAAACAGAAAGAGTAACAACAGCTATGAAAGAAGAACTGAAACCAGTACTTGATGAACTAGGTATAGATGATAAGTCAGTACTTAGCGATATACAGACCCTATCTAAGGGTGCTGATAAGGATGATATACGCTTAAGGGCTTTATTTAAATTAAGTGATATCTTAGATCTTGAAGACAAAAGTCAAACAAAATTAACCCAGGTATCTGGTGCATTATTCCAAGGATTTACTCCAGAGCAACTGGAAGATGTGGAAAGACCGCAATTAAAGGAGGGAACAAAGGATGGCTAAGATAGATGATAAAGTGTTTGGCAAAATGAATGCTGTGGATGCGGGAACTATAATGCACTCAGAATATGAAGATGAGATGAATCCTACAGAGCAGGGAAAGTATGAAGCTCAAATTGTTCAGCTTTTTCAAGATTCTTATAGGCATGATCCACATAAAGGTGCATTAGATTTTAAGCATTGGCTTAAGACTTTAAATACAGGCCTAGTAGAAGAGAGGGCATTGAAATGGGAAGATATAAGAGCTTCAGGTAATGCTATTGATAAATTAAGAGATCTTGGAAGACTTGAGTCTACAATTCTTGAGGATGCTGGTTTACTACAGAGATTATCTCATTTACATACAGGTAGGGTTAGGGATCTAATACCTATAGTAGAGTCAGTTGTACCTGAAGAAGATATGATGGGTGCTGCTTTTAATCAGCAGCAAGCTCCAGCGGATGTTCAATCTCCTGCTCCTATGCAACCTAGACAGTCTCCTATGCCTCCACAGCCTGGACCACCAGGACAGAATGGCCAATATTAATACGAAAAATATATCGAAAGCAGAAGAAGATTTACTTCTATCTAAGAATGACTTAGTTGCATTCGGGAAGCTCTTTCTGCCAGATGATTTTACGCGTTCTGAGACGCCTTTCTTTCATTATGAGGTTGCGGATGCAGTCAATGATGAGAGTATAAGACAACTAGCTGTTATACTGCCTAGGGGACATGGAAAGACAGTTATGACGAAATGTGGGTTATTGCATGATTTTGTATTTGCAACAGAGCCTCTTTTCTATGGTTGGGTTGCAGCAAGTTCAAAGATATCTGTTCCAAATCTAGATTATATAAAATATCACTTGGAGTATAATGAAAAGTTTTTGTATTATTTCGGCAGTTTAAAAGGGAGAAAATGGACTGAAGATGATATCGAACTTAAAAGCGGGTGTAAGCTACTCAGCAAATCAAATCTTTCAGGTATACGCGGTGGTGCTAAACTTCATAAACGCTATGACCTTATTGTACTGGACGATTTTGAGGACGAAAATAACACCATTACCCCTGAGTCTAGAGCTAAAATCTCTAACCTTGTTACGGCTGTTGTATTTCCTGCTCTTGAACCTCATACTGGTCGTCTTAGGATTAACGGTACTCCCGTTCATTTTGATAGTTTCATCAATAATATCCTTGTTAACTATAATAGGGCGCAGGCTGAAGGAAAAGATTTCAGCTGGAAAGTGATAACTTACAAAGCATTACAAGAAGATAGCACTCCTTTGTGGCCAAGTTGGTTTGGACATCAGGAGATGGAGAGAAAGAAAAAATTCTACACTGATTCTGGACAACCTCAGAAATTCTACCAAGAATATATGATGGAAGTGCAGAATGAAGAAGATTCAATATTTAACAGGAATCATATAAAGTACTGGGAAGGAAATTCTATACATGATGAAGAGACTGGGGTATCGTATGTACACACTATTGAAGGGGATATTAAGCCGATTAATGTCTTCACGGGTGTGGATCCCGCTACAGATTCTCAGCGTAGGGATAGTGACTTCAGCGTTTTACTTACTGTTGGCGTTGATTCAGATAACAATGTATATGTTCTTAACTATATTCGCAAGCGTTCACTCCCTGTTCTCGGCATCCCAGGAGATACTAAAAAGGGAATCGTTGATTACATGTTTGAGCTTAATAACATCCATCATCCTGCCCTTTTTACAATCGAAGAGACTTCAATGTCTCGCCCAATTTTTCAAGCGCTTATGGCAGAAATGCGTAGGCGGAATGACTTTTCAGTTAAGTACGCTGCTGAAAAACCAGGTAACAGAATGTCGAAACGTGACAGGATACAAGAAATCCTTGCTCAACGGTTTTCGATCGGTTCGATTTACATTAAGAAAGATATGTACGATCTTCAAAGAGAGATTATAACTTTCGGACCTAGAATGGGCCATGATGATACTATAGATGCATTAGCTTATGCATGCAAGTATGCCCATCCTCCTAAAGGCATTATAGAAAATAAGGATGGTACACATTATAAACATAAACCAAAAGCTAAAAGTTGGGTCACTGCATAATGGCTGATGTATTTGGAACAAAAGATTTAAATGTAGAGGATACCAGTTCCCTTAAGACTGGTGATATGAAAAAGAAGTATGGAGCTAAATGTCCTTCTGGTTATAAGAGAGATAAGAATGGTAAGTGCGTTAAGAAATGATTAAGCTTATCTTACTTTCCGTACTAATTAATACAGGAGAAATACAAGCTATCCCACCAGAGGGTACGACAATAGAGCGCAAGAGAAGTGGTAAGGGTCAAAAAAAAAGACGACGTGGCGGGAGCGGTTTAAGGTAATGGCTTATCCAACAGAGTACCAGGCACTAGAGCCATATGATTTTCTTATGGGGAAAGTGGTAAATTTAAAGCAAGAGTCGGATATGAACATTAATCCGAAAGATTTTCAGATCCAAGTAGAGGAATTAATGAATATGATAGCATGGCATGAGTCTGCTAGAACTATGGATCCATCAATTAAGCAAAAAAGTAATGTTTATAGTGAGGAAGATCCTGAGAGGGTAGTTGGTTCTAAAGAAGGGCCAGGTAGAGGTTTATATCAGTATGAATTAGAGACTCTTGATGGAAGTGGGGCTGGAAGAACGGCAATGAATAATCTTTTAAAAGCCTATTCTGATAAAAAAGGTCAGATGACAACGGAAGGCTATAATAAGTTACCAAAGTGGGCTAAACAGTACTTTGATACAGATAATCCATCAGAATACCCGAATCCAAAGGGAGATGTAGATTTTTCTGAGCTTACAAAAGAACAACAGGATATACTTTTTTTAGCAGACAAATTGATGGGTACAGCAAAAATAGGAGATATAGGAGAAATATCTAATGCTGAATGGTGGGCTAAATATCATCATAAAGGTGGTGGAGATACTGCACCATTTGATACAAGTAGACAATCTTATATAAATAGATAAAGGAGGCATATCATGCCTAATGGTAGAAATAGACAAGCAAATATGAGGGGAAATAGTAGGCGACAAAACGCATTTAGAGGTGGCCAAAGCAGACCACAGCAGAGAGGTGGACCTGACGCTGGATGTCCAACTGGAATGGTGCCTAATCCAAATGCTGGTGCTCCTGATGCATCTGGCAGACAAGCACCGGCATGTATACCTGATCCAGGTGGAAGAGGTGTAGGTGGTAGAGGTGGTAGAGGTGGTGCAGGTTCTGGATTAGGTTATCAGGGTGGTATTGGTAGGCCACGCAATAGAAGATAATGGCTTCAAGAAAAGATAAACAGGCCGATAGGGTCAGGAGTATATTTAATAGATCTAACCAGTCTAAGCGTATACAGTGGGAATATATTAATCAGAAATCTTTTGACTTCTCTAATGATAATCAGCTTACTCTTAGCGAGAGGCAGGACTTAGAGGATCAAGGTATGCCTACTTTTACTATTAATAGGATTACTCCTGTTGTAGAGATGTTGAACTTTTATGCTACTGCTAATAACCCTAGATGGCAGGCAGTAGCAGTTGAGGGTTCAGATTCAAAAGTGGCTGCAGTATTTTCTGATATGGCTGATTATATATGGAGCCTGTCAAGAGGGAACTCTTTGTATGCAAATGCTGTGAATGATAGTATTACAAAAAGTATAGGTTGGCTTCATGTGGTTGTTGATCCGGACGCAGATAGGGGCATGGGAGAAGTTAAAATTGAACAACCAGAACCCTTTGATATCTTTGTAGATCCTAAATCAAGAGATCTATTGTTTAGAGATGCAAGTTTTATACTGGTACGTAAAATTCTTCCTAAAAATCAACTCTTAAGACTATTTCCTGATAAAAAGGCAAAGATTAATAAGGCAGCATCTAGTGAGAATAATGATTATAG